GTTGGTTCAAGTACTGTAACCTTACTCATCATCAATTCCTTTCACGCTGAATGACAGTGATTCATATGTTTCGCCTGTCTCAACTTGCTTACGTTTCTTTTTCACGACGGTCTGAGACTTGATCTCAAAGCCCGGCAACCGGGCGTGTTCAACGCCGAGGCCATCCAATGCAATGACGATTGCGTCTTTGATCTCTGCTTTTACTCGCTTGCACTGGCTCTCTTCAGCCGCCATTTTCAAATAGTCTGAGCAAAGCTGTTGCAAATCCTGATTGGTTTTGGGCAACAGTTCGGTGATATCAATCACCTCCCCGGTTGTCTCTTCCTCAACAGGATAGTCCTCACCGCTCTCAACCAAAGCCCAGAACTCTTGATAGCTGGCTAGCATCTGATCAACGAGTTCCTGATCATGCGGCACCGGGTAGAAATGCAGCTTCATGGCCTGGTCAATACAAGCAATGATGCCCCACTCAATGCCGGAGCAAATCATCTGATGCTGTACCTGAATGATCCACTCTCGGTGCGGTCTGCCTTGGTGTTGCGAATCAGATTTGATTTCACATATGCCGGTGCCACTGAAGGTGTACTCGTCACCCCCGTAGGCAAGGGTCAGGGGTTGTTCAAGCTCAATGATTCTATCGATGCTTGACGCAATCTTGAGTGATCTGTCCTGGAACGCCTCTCTTGGCTCCCACATTTTGACCGTGCCGCCGGTCATTATCTCCAGCTCCTCTTGTGCCCAGTTCGCAGTGGCCGGTTCAAAATGATTGCCCCGGCGTTTTGCTTTTAGGTTGTAGCGCGAGGGCAGTGGAGTTAGACTTGTCCCAGCTAGTGCGGCTCTGAATATGTCGAGCGTTGCTTGCCTTGTCTCACCGTATTTATTTTTCCCAAGAACGATGACGGGTGCCCTTGAGCTACCAATCTCTTGGCCGTCGATTGTAAGTTTTGGCATGACTACACCCCAACATTCGCGGCGTAGCAGACATCATCCAAGGCACAAAGGAACCACATTGCGTGTTGCGCGGCTCTTTTAAATCATCCCTCTTTTGCAGATCAGCATGACCTCTTCGGTCAATGAGATGGGGATCATATACTAAGTCTTCAGAGCCTCTGGGGCGTGGATCACTTGGCCTTATCATTATAAATCTTTTATTAGCATACATGATTGAGCCTTGTGCATATGTACATTTGTCAACATTCCGCAAACTGTTTGAGCCTTTGATCCGTTTTAATTCAGATGTCAGCTCATCCATAATTTCGATGGCTTGGCTAAGATGATCAATGTGCCACATCGGTACATCCATCCTTCGTCTGTACGTCATCAGTCCCCGACGCATGGCATCGACAGTTGGGTTCAAAGCTAGTTTTTGTTTCCGTGACAAGCGTGTCATGTTCCTACTCCATTACACAAACATTACTATTTTGTTTCATCTTTGTTAATGTAAATTGATTTTACATTTGAGAACCCACGGTACGCTTGGCCGATTGCTACTACATCCGTGTCCAGTGTTGCTTGTATATATTCATCCAGATAAGTTGAATAAGACTCCTTCATCACAATGCCAGCAACATATCTGAGCTTACTGATCTCGTCTATCCAGCCCTCTGCGAGGCAGT